CCGCTGTCGCAATAAGCGAAATCATTGATCCTAAAAGTGCTTTTCAATTGGATAGCGTTCGAATCCATTTAAGCGCGGCGGGAGGGGCGGGGAATTTAACTATTACCTTAGATGCCAATGCCGGATCGGCTTATGATGTTATTTTAATCACTCAAGATATGACTGCCATTACTGACTACCATTATCAATTTACCAGACCGATTCATTTCGATAAAGGAGATAAATTGGTTATTGCCTGGGCGAATGCCGGGACCAAAACCTATGGGATGGAAGTCAAGTTTGATTCATTGGCTAATTAATGGTATAATTAGCCTAAAGGGGTGGTTTAAATGAAGCCCAGTACTCAATTAGACAAGCCAATCAATCCACAAAAAGGGGATTTTGGGGGAGAGTTTATAGAAATTGATCATGGGGTTATAGAATCTTTAGTCCCAAGGCAAATAATTATATATACAAAAACGGGAGATAGGATCAATATAACGAATCATCCCAAAGATTGCAACCAAAAACTATAAAAATATATTAATTTTAAACAAAACAACGTTAAGATCATCGGCAAAATATAGTTGTTGATGGGGACGTAACTTTGGCGGCGGGAGTTGTTGATTTTGTCTATTTGCGAAAACCTATTTCGGTAAATTCGCTTTTATTTGCAGCTTAAATGCGATATAATTTAATTAATTAAATGATCATTATGGCGGAAATGGCAGACGCAGAGCCTCGCCTTCAATTGGCGGGCCACCGAAGCCGCGTCGGGCAGACGGCGTATGAGTTCGAGTCTCATTAATGGTCATTTAATTAAAAATAAGGGATAATTAAATTGCATCCATTACCAGAGAGGCTGAATGGTGATATGCGGTCGGTGTAATCCCCGATCTTCTTGTACCGGCTAGTACTCGATAAGTGGCGCCGGAAAGCTAAAACTTGTCGAGCCGGGGGCTCAAATCCCTCATGGATGTAATATACTTCGATAGTTTTATTGGGATAATGTAACGCCATTACAGACGTTACAACGTTACAAGCGTTACAAATTAAACCAGGCACAGAGGAAATTATTAAATTACAGCAAGAAATGATCGGTTTAAAGCAAAAAAATTTACAATTCGAAAACAAGATCAAAGGGCTTAAAGAGAAAATAACCCGATTAGAGAAAATAACAGACAGGACAATTATAAATATTAGAGGAGATATACCACTGGTAAAATCTAGCGGTCAACTAACCAGGGAAGTCGAAGATCTCAGAAAGATGGCTGGAACGAGATAATTGGTTGAAATAATATGATTATTTTGGAGTGATCGAGACTGAAATATAACATAAAATGTCCACATTGCGGGAAAGAAATTTTATTTGATTTTAATATTGCCAATCCCAATAGTGATCTAAAAGTAAGGCAATGCGGTTCATGTTTAAATTATTTTTATATATGGTTAATAATGGATTCTGAATATATTATGATTTCGCCTGTTTATACTCCGGTGTTAAAGGAAATCTAACCGCCAACTAAGGCGGTTTTTAATGCTCGAATTGAGGTGTTTTAAATGTATGGCGATACCACCTTGGGAATAGATAGATCATTATCCAATGCCTTATATCGCAACCCGCCGATTTTTACAGTGGCAACCCCTCCTGTTCAGTTACCGGTGTTACTTGCGGATGTTAAAAGACAACTTCGCTTGGTTGGTTCGGATGAGGTTACAATTCAACAATTGATCGCGCCCGGAGTCTATCCCGATGCCGTAAAAACTATTGACAGCGCAACGGTAAGCCTTGAATATTATCGCGGGATTCTTACCCTGGATGCCGGGGAATGCACGGGGACATTATCAATAAAAATTTATCACCGAAATTCAAGCACCGAGGATTGGTTGGAGTGGAAAGACACCGACGGCGAGCCGGTTACTTTTTCGGATGTCGATTCGGATAATGACAACCAATCTTATGTTTTAGAATATACAGGCGGGAAACGCTATATTATGCTTTCGGCGACGGTCGCCGATGATGATTGTGCTTTTGGTATTAGCATTTCTTTAAATACGCCCGAAACTGCGGATGATGCCTGGCTTACTGAAACTATTAATTCACTTGTTGAAGTAGTTCAGGATAAAAGAAATATTTGCTGTATAACTCAAAAATTAGATATGACAATTGATACTTGGCCGCGCGAACCAATGACAACGGCGCATTATTATAAAGAGTACATCGAGATCCCCCGATGGCCGGTCCAATCAGTAGAGTCAATCCATTATATCGATACCGCCAATGTAAGTTATGAATTCACTAATACTAATTGGTATCTTGATAAAAATAAGTTTATTCCATTAGTGGCTTTGCATTATGGTAAAATTTGGCCGATGACTACCCTTCGGCCAACGGGAGCGGTAACCGTCAGTTTAACAGCGGGTTATACTTCGCCGGCAGAATTCAAGAAAAATGAAAGCCTGGCTTATCAATGGATTTTATCGGCAGTAAACCGGCTATATTATGATCGCTCTTTAACAATTGAGGATATATCGCAAAAAGCACTTAATTATAAGAGTCATAAGCTTTTATAATGGTTTAGTTTATGATATAATATACTTATGGCAAGGGGCTGCATCCCCTGGGCGGTTTTCCTGAGCCGCCCGCGCCAAATTTATCAGGATGCGGCAGGAGGCATATAATGAGTATAGATATAATAACAATAAAAGACGTTTTGCAAATTTTAAAAGAGAAATATGGATTCTTATTATCCAGCAATGATAAAAAAGCCATGGGATTAATTAGGACTTGGATAAACAGAGGTATAATCGAACCTCCTATTATGAGAATTGGAGCTGGAGATCTAGGCGGAAGAGTAGGATTGTATTCAATAGATTTGCCTTTACAGATTGCTGCTATCCAAATTTTAAGAAGAAAATATAATTTACCATTAAAAGACATTAAACAAATAAAAGATCAGAAAAGCAGTCTTTGGAATGAAACAATAAAACAATTAACCGCCAGCGAGGTGGTTAAATAATGGCAATCTATCCTGAAGTTAATAAATGCGATAAATGTGGCAAGATAATTATACAATCTTTTGTTATCAATGGACAAAATTTATGTGGAGAATGCTTAATATGGGAACCAGATCCACCTAAAGAGGTGGTTAAATAGATGCTTAAAATCAAAGAAGACAAATCTTTATATAAGGAAGAATTTACAAAAGATGATTTAAGAGTGATAGTAACCGTCAATCCATATAATTCCAAAAAAATTAAAAAAAGTTTTTTATGCGGAATAAAAAGAATGATGGAAGCAATTAATAATTATGAAAAAGAAAACTCTTGCATTTTAGAAAATATAATTTTAAAAGGGGAAATAAAAGAACCGACATTCGATAAAAAAATTGTTTTTTTGCACGCCAAAATGATATTTAAAAAGGCCGTCGAAAAGGTAGTTGAATGACGATTAAAATGGAAAATCCTATTAAAATAACCATGTCATTTCCTATGATTTGCTTTGGGTGCCACAAAATGATTATTAAAATATTTGGGTGCATAGACAACAAGCCATATTGTGAAAATTGTTATGAGATAAAACACGATCCAAATCAAAAACCAATCGGGATTTTTAGCCGCCACATAAGGAAGTGACTAACTAATGGATTGTGAAGAAGCGTTTGAAATTTTAGGAATTCAGCATATGGATCAAGAAGGTAAAATCCGCAATCCAGTGTATATTGCAGCCGAAATTCAGAGTAAATTTAAATTATTACCCGATGAAGAATTAAAAAAGGCAATTGCCTATGCAATTTTGTCCGATAGATTTAAAGATGGTTTTGATAAAATAACATTTCATTATGCCGAACAATTTTAACCGCCAATTAAGTGGGTTTTTGAGGTGATTTGATTTTGGATGACATTTTAAAATTAATAAAAGATCATGGATTATTGGTTCGCCCATCCTTAACCGGTAATTGGAGGGCGGGGCTTTGGAAAGGCGTGGACGGGCAAATAAACGGAAGGTGTTATTGCGTCGAAAACACAGAGGTAGAAAAAGAAACTCTCGAAGAAGCAGTGATAACATGTGTAAAACAACTATCCAAAATGAAATTCTAACCGCCAATAGGCGGTTTTTTAATGCCTTAAATTAGAGGTGCAAAATGGCAAAACAAGAAACCCCAATGATCGAACAAATAACGATTGAACAAAGTTTTCCATATACCGATTCGAACGGCGACCAAAAAGAAAATTGGATTCAAATTAGCCAACCAATTGTTGAAACCCAAATCGGACAAGGAAGATTTTATTTTGGAGCGAAACGACAAAACCCCGAAATAAGCGGTTTAATAATTACCCGTCAATATATTCAAGGGCTGGATAATAACAAAAAATATCGGGTAACGTGTAACCAAGGTATTTTCCTAGTTATTTGGATTATTAATCAACGACAATTATCTCGGAATGAATTACATCTTAAAAAATATCCAAGATAATGTTTATAAAAATATTTAAAAATAAAAGGAGGGTCTTAAAATTGACTAGGGTAAGAATTATTTACGAGGAACCGAATTCCCCGACGTTTAAAAATTATCGGATTAATGATGTCGTGACTATTGATGGCGCATTGGCGCAACATTGGCAGCAACAAGGATATGCTGTCATTTTGGACGATTCGCCGTCAAACCCAATCATCGATTCCAAACCCAAATCGAAAAAAGGTGATCAGCCATGTCCGATACCTTCGGAGGATACCAAATCTCAGGATTAGATGAATTAATTGAATTTGCTGATACCTGCAAAAAAAACGAAGGCAAACTCATTAGAAAAGCCGCTATTTCCAGTGCTAAAAAAATTTTAAAGCCAATAAAAGATAACACTCCTTTATCTGTTGATGGGCATCATTCTTATACTGGCGGAACCAAGGAAAACCCTAAAACTCCAACATACTATCCACCAGGAAACCTTCGAAAATCATTTAAAATTAAGGCATTGAAACAGCGAGAACCAATGAAACAACTGGTTATAATTGGTCCGACAACCGGGAAAAGCGCTAAACACGATGGATGGTATGGACATTTGGTCGAAACCGGAAGCGTCCATAATAAACCGGTTGGAATGGTACGCAAAGGGTATGATGAACATGTCGAAGAATGCTATGAAGAATATAATCGGGTTTATAATGAGGGATGGGGAGATACAATTATCCAGGATATCAATAAATTCGAAGATTTACTGGACGAAGGTGATTAGATGGACTTTGAATATGCATTAGAAAAGCTATTAAAATATGACAACGACATTCGGGCCGGCCCGTCATTAGATCCCGATCCCGCGAAGGCTGCCATACGCGTTCAAGCCCTTAGTGATCTCGTAAAATTAAGAGGTGAAAAAGTTTTTTATGGTACCGCACCGCAGGGGACTTTGGCTCCATATCAAACAATTAATTTAATATCAGATCCAAAACTCGATAAACGGATTACGGTTCCAAAACCCCGATATCAATTTAGTAGTTTTGCGACCGACAGAAGAAAAGCTAAATATATGGCCGATCTACTTTACCCGGCTTTAGCCGGTTTTGGTGGGATCATCGGAGGAACCGAAGGAGTGATAATTGATCATATTGCCTATGACGATCAATCAGATAGTTATGATCAAAATGCTCAATTTCATTATTTTATAACAGATTTTATAATCCAATATCGCATTTAACCGCCCAATAGGCGGTTTTTTAATTTAAAAATAAGGGGTGATAAAAAAATGGGATATCAAACTACTTTACAGAATCAGAATCATTTAAGGACTGGTTCTGCAAAACTAGAGGTTTCGGATGACGGACTTTCCTTCGTTAATTTGGGAGTATTAAATAAACCTTCATTCGCCGATAAGCTGAATCCTACGCCAATCCATTCGGGGAATGGGGGGACCATTGAAGTCCTATCGAAAGAACCGGAATGTGAAGTTTCCGCCGAATCTCTGGAAATTGACCTGACCTTCTTAAATTTAATTCGAGGAGGAATTGATAGTTATTCCACGACTGCCGGGACTCCCGTGCCCGTTACCGCTGAAGCCCACGGAACGGGGTGGACCCAGGGAAGACCGTTTGGATTGACCTATAAAAACGGTGACAATACAGTGGTTGCAAGCATTACCGTTAAAGGAGGCGGAAGTTCATTGATCCTTAATACCGATTATCGTATTTATGTTGGTGATGGAACGAACGGAGTTTTGGGAGTAACATATGTTACCCCGATTACCTCCCAAGCGGGGGCAATAACTGTAGATTATACCTATACTCCCAACCAAAATAAGATCCTTTCGTCCGGCGGCAATAAAACAATCGCATTCCGATATATTCGCCTAACAAATACCAATGCATCGAACAAAAAATTCCAAATCGATGTATACCGGGCGTTTAATGATGAAGGAATTAAATTCGACTTCCCGGATGACGATGATGCCAAGGTCATGGTCTATGGTGTTAAATTTAAAGGAACCAAAGATCCTACCAGGGTGGCCGGGGATCAACTTTTCAAAATCACCTGCGAACAATCGGTTGCCTAAATTATTTGTCCGGGAGAAGATAAAATTTCTCCCGGATTTTATTAAATAAGGAGAAACCATGGAAAATATATTAACCCAAACCACAATAACAAATGAACCCCGTGAAATATCTCACACAATAATGATGAAAAAATTTCATCCGTTTCCGTTTTTGCGAAACGTCATGGTTGAAATCAATTGGAAAATACCTAACCCATCGATTCGACAGAGTCAAAAACTATCCGACGCCTATATCCAAATAGTTAGCAAAATCGATTCTGATCCTGAAAATATGGTCCGCTATATAGCAGGCTTTGTTGTTGTAGCGCTTGAAAAATCAACTTATCCAATAAGTCCTGAATGGATTGAGCAATATCTCAGCGAAGAAGCCTTAGCACAAATCTATGAATTCCTATCTCAACCTATCCAGGCGAGAATCGAGGATCAAATAAAAAACCGCCAAGCCCTGCAAGCCTTAGGGAAAAGGAGATAGGAATTTGCAGGGCTTTTGCAATGATGATGAAGTTTTACCAACAACCTCTTGATTATTTTACAGATACAATTAGCGAAAATCAATTTTTTATGCTGTTAGAATTTTACAAAGAAGTCAATTCAACCATAGATGCAAACGGAAAAATCAAACCTTATACCGCGGGTGATGATTTAATAACCGGTTTTGATGAGGAAGCTTTTTTACGATGGTCCGGGGGCAAACACGAGGTGAGTAGATAAATGGGGACTGAAATTAGCAAAAGATTAGTAGTTAAAGTACTTGGCGATCACAAAGAGATGGATGCCACATATAACGCCATTAAAGCGGAAGCCAAAGAATTTAACAAAGAGATCGATAAGCATGGAATGTCTATGAAAGCGGTCGGAGCCGTAATGATGGGAGTCGGACTGGCTATTATCGGAGGGCTTACCGCTATTACCATGAGAGCCGCCGAATCTGCCGCCGAGATCGAACACAACGCCGAGGTCGCTGGAATTACTACCGATGCCTACCAGGAATTAGCCGCCGCCGGGAAAAGGGTTGAGGTATCCGGGGAAACTATTACAACTGGACTTGATAAATTAGCAAAGGCGATGAATGAAACCGCCAAGGGAACTGGAAAACAAGCGGTTGCATTTAAGGATTTAGGTATCAATGTCCAAACTGCCGATGGTCATTTAAGACCTTCGGTTGATGTTTTAATGCAAGTGGCGGATAAATTTCATGGAATGACCAATCAAACCGAAAAGGCAGCCCTTGCGCAACAACTTTTTGGAAAATCAGGCGCTCAGCTCATTCCCCTTTTAAATCTTGGAGCGGCCGGAATTAAAAAATATGCCGATGAGGCTGCTTCTCTTGGGGGGATACTCTCGGAAGATGCTATCACCAATTTGGCTGAATTGCATCGTAAATTTCAAATGGTTTCCGAAGGCACAACTAATTGGGGAAAACAGATTGCCTCACAATTAGCGCCATATATCGGCAAATTATTAGATGGAATTATCCAATTGGAAAAATGGTTTCATCAAATCCCGGAACCTATCCAACAAATAATTGTTGTTTCAACCGGATTGGCCGGGGTAACCCTGATTGTTGTCGGGGGAATTGCCGCTTTAACTACCGCTTTCGCGGCGCTTGATGTCGCAATTTGGCCGGTTACCGCCGCCGCCCTGGCTTTTGGGGCTGCT